TTTGCTTTTTATATCAAGGATGGATTTTAACTTATTAACAACTGGTAATAAAGATTTAGTAAAAGCTAGTTTTTCTGTTTGATTAAGATCATACAGTTGTCCGTATAATTGTTGCTCACCCTCCATTAACTTTGTAGATGGAAAAGCCTCTGCGGTTACTACCTCTGTCCTTCCTAATATGTCTGTAATTGGCTCTAACAACGCAGGAGCAGTGCTTAAATTGTCATTCTTAACAATATCTCCATAATTTACCAGTGCTTGATTTGCCGCTAGACGAAGTTTTTCTGCTTCGGTTTTATTCTTGTGATAACCTTTTTTGATAAAATTGTCGTATATACTTTTTTGCTTTTGTGCCACCCATGATGCTGCCTGCACCTGTCTTGGCTTTAATCCTGTTTGTTCTGCGTTTAAATTTACCAAAGACTCTGCTAAATCATACTGTGCTGAGGTGGGAGCTTCTTCATCAAAAAGCATCCTAGCCATATGCAGATCTATAGTGGAGTCTTTCCCCTGTAATTCATCTATGGATTCCATAAAGTTTCTGTAGAAGGTGTTTATTTTTCTACCTCCAAATGGGAGACCAAACTCTAATAGTTCTCTAGCCGCATCATTTTGAGATTCAAAACCAGCTTTAATTGGTTTTCCTTTTGCCCATTGATTCCATGCTTTAACTGCAACACCAACATTACCTTTAACCTCTCTATTGGCACTGTAAATGGCAACCATTTGAATAAATTTTTCTGCGGTGTCTCTGTCATTATCAAACGCTTTCATAATTTCTTTTGCTGACTGTTCATACCAGTCTTTCCCACTAATCCCCTTTTCAACCATCTGGTCAAGATTTTTTGCCGCCTCACTGACCTGATCTAATGTGAATTTGTTCTCATCTTTTTGTATTCTCTTGTTAACTTTTTCAACTATTTCGCTAATTCTTTTAACTATTTGTTTGTCTGTTAAAACTTTAGGGGTGTCTGGAGTTAATTGAAAATAAGTTCTGGGTTCAGTGTCTATTTCTTCTGCTAATGTTTTTTCTAATTTTTTTATTTTCGCTTCTAAAATACTTACTTCTCTTTCGTCAGGTTTATAAAATCTTTCAGTATATTCTTCTATAGGCATACCCATTTTTTTTGCTATTTCTTTTGCTTGTTTTTCTCGAGATGCTTTATCACCTCGTATCCCAAGCTCGGCTTGTAACCTTTCTAAGGCAGATTTGGCACTCTCAACCCCACCTTTCATAATATCTTCGACACTACCAAACTTACGTGTTACTTCGCCGTAGCTTTTACCAGACTTTTCGTCTTTTCTTATATTAGCAACACCAGGGAAGGAGAAATTTTTGTTAGAAAATGGGACTTCTACTTCATCTTTAAAATAGAAAGGCTTATCCGCTAAATCTTCTGTTTTTTCTTTAGCAAACCTTGTCTCTCCAAATGTTTCTGGAGTTTTTAAAGTATTTGCAAATTCACCCCTTACAACACTTGCGAATATATCGTCAGTAGATGTAAATCCTCTCCCTATAAGAGCATTTTTAAGAGCTTCAAAGAATTTTCTAATTCTTTCAAATACACTTCTTATGCCACCCACAGGTTTTGTGCCTGTTTCTCCCTCAAACAACACACCCTCATAGTCTGCAAAAGCCTCGGCTATTGCTTCTTCTTTAATGATTGAGTCTAAATCTGGATCGTTAGCGTATTGTCTTTTGTACTGTTCTAATAAACCTGTGTCTTCAAGATATTTTTTTATCCACTCTGTCTCTGCTTTCTTTTCTAAAACTTTATATTGGCTTGGAGTAAATGCACCTAGTTCTTTTAAAGCATGAATAACCTCATGCTTTAAAGTTTTCATAGGAGTTTTTGCAGTCAGGGCAACGTGTATAATTTGTTTCACATACATACCTTGAGCACCACGCACATACCCTTCGTCTATAGGTTTAAGTATGTTTAAACCCAGTTTCTTTAGACCTATTTTTTCCAGAGCTGGTATTAATTTTTTTCTTATAGCCTCTGCATCTTCCTCCATTATCTTTAATTTATTAAGAAATTGCTTTCTTGTGCCACTAAGATCAACGGATGTTTCGCCAGTAGAAAGTCTCTTTCCTAGCTCTGTTCTGGATGCTCTTTGTAATGAGTTCTCTGTGGTGTCTGGATCTGTATTTATTTGTTGCCTGAGAGTTGTGTCGTCAGTATTCTGCAAAGCAGCACTTTCTGCGTCCTCTCTGGTTTTAAATATATCTACTATCTGACCATCTTTGTCTTTTAAAATAAATTTTTCTTTTACGTTTTTGTATTTTTTGCTGGTCGGTCTTACCTCGTAAGGTTTATTTAAAAATTCTAGAATACTTTTTTCTTTGTCTCTTGAAACTTCTAAATCTTTTATTCGTTGAGTTATCTTTAATCTTTGTTGTTCGCCTTTTCTAGTAAACTTTTCTCCAGAAACTGCCTGACTATCTAAAGAAATTTGATTGTTGTCTATTTGTTTTTGTATTTCACCCAGCTTGGCTTCTTGGGCTTTAATTGCCTTGGCTTTCTGTTTCTCAAGTGCATCTAACTTCTTTTGAACATCTTCTGATGTGTCTAAGTTATCCTCTATTTTTTTACCATCTGATATGATTTCAAAACTAGATTCTACTTCTTTACCAAACTTTCCTTTTTCTATCTTCATACCATCTGGAAGATAATCAGGTATTACCTCTGGTATAGAATATGACACTCTGGAGGAGTCTTGCACCACTGAATCAGGGTATCGATGCTTAATTTTATCTCGATGTTTTTCTGCCTGTCTTCTATTTTCAAACTCTAATACCTTATTCCCATCTTTTGTCTTGTATGTAAGCTCAACAGTTGGAGACAGATCTGATTTGAGTTCTTTATTAGAAACAGCAGTTCTTAACAAAAGTTCTGCATCTTGATTTTTTTCTAACCCTGTAAAGTCTTTTACTTCTTGAACAGCCTCATCTTGGGTAACACTTTGTTTTTGGTTAACCAACGATTTAATTCTGTTTAAACCTTTTTGGTACTGTTTATCATCAAATCTTACTGAGTTTGTGCTTAGTTTTTTACCTATGTTTCCATTGGATTGCCTTAGTGCCTCAAACAAAGCTATTCTTTTTACCTTTGAAAGACTGCCAATATTTTCAGTTCCAACAGTTCTTCTTACAAAGTTATTAAATAAGTCATTACCTGGTGTTAAGCCTAATTCTATGGCTTTATCATTAATATCATCGAAAGTTACATCAGTTTCTATGTCTATATTTGGGTCTTTTTCTTGCAATTTCCCAACGATAATATCATCTAACTCCTCTGCGTATGTTTGTGGATCTAAACTGTCAAAAAGATCCTCCATTGAGTAGCTTTTAAGAGGTGTTCTGCCCTGTTTTTTTCTATTTGCTCTAAATTCTTTTCTAGTGGTGGGAGTTAGAGAACTTTCTGGAACGTTGCCCAAGAAATTTTGCATTGGGTCAGACTGATCTGTCTCTTGCACCAATACATCATCTGGCTCTGGTTTATACTCTAATTCTAATGGTTTTTCTTCTTCTGGAGGTTTTGATTTTCTTTCCTCTTCCGCTTTCTTTTTTAGTTGCTCTTTTCTTAAATTTCTTAATTCATTCGGTGCTGACCTTGTTTCTATTACTGAACCTACAGCTCCAAGAGGACCGCCAACTAAAGCTGCCCCATATAAAGCCTCTGCATATTCTTTGTAAGCATCTTCTGTAAACAGTGGTAGATCGGCTTGTTGTCTCTCAAGCATTTGTTGAGTTACTTCAGTAGCTCCTTCTATACCTGCACCAACTAAAGTTCCTTTAGCCACAGTTTTGAGCAAACTTTGTTTACCCAGTTTTTCTAACCTTGCCATTTCTTTGGCAGTTGTTCCTTTATCAAAAAGTTTTTTTGCATCTTTTCCTAACAATGTTCCAAATATTTTTCTTCCAAATCTAGGTAGTAAAAGAGCAAATTCAGATGCTGTTCCTGCTGCCGCAGAGGTGAAAGCGTCTCTTTCATTTATGTTTAATGGCTCTCCTCTTTGATATTTTTCAGATGCCTGTCTCTCTATATTGCTACCAAAAAGTTGTAAAAATATAGGTGTACTAGCTCCGATTACTCCCCCTAATACTGCACCATAAGGACCGAAAGCCGCACCTCCTCCCAAAGCTCCAGCTTTAGCTGAAGCGGCAGTTGTTAAAAGAAGTGGTACTTGTTCACCTATAGCAGATGGTATCTGGGAAACTATCTCTTTGGCGGCTGCACTAACTCCATCTTTGTCTAATACGTCTTTAACTTTGCTTAAACCAGTGACAGGTTTATATTTACTACTAACGTCCATTTGCCTTAATAAGGCTTGTCTTGCTATTTCTCTGTTTTGTTCCTCTGGTTTAAGTAAAGCCTCAAGACCAGTTTGAGCAGTGGTAAAAAATGTTTCTGCCCCCAAGCCAATAGAGGATTCTTTAGGTGCAGGAAATTCGTCAGGCAATTGTTGCCTTACAATTGTTAAAACTTCGCTTTCTTTTAGATTATCTGGAACATTTTGTAATATAGCTCCAGATGGAAGAGTTATATTGTATGGCATACTATCTTAGAAGTGGATCTTGGTATAGATTGGAAAAATCAAATGTACGAGGTGCTTGTGGTATAGAGGCTAGTCCACCCATTCCTCTTTTTAATTCTCTAACTCTTGCAAATTCCTCGTCTTCAATTTGTCTTTTTAAGTCTTTATAGGCTTGTGTATTAGGTCTAATACCTTTTTCATCTGCTTCTCGAGCAAGTCTTATTCTGGATTCGGTACTAGCAACGTTAAATTCTGCTGATGACAACTCCGTGCTACTTGGAGCTAGACTCGCTGCATAAGCCTTTCTAAAGTCTCGTTCAATATCTACTTCCTCTTTCTTTATACTCAACTCTTCCATTGCCGCCATAGTGTTAACTTGTTCTGCAAACAAGGATCTTACAGTTGTTAGTTTTTTCAGTCCGTCATCTCTAAGATTTCTAACTCTAGCTATAGCTTTATCTCCAGCATCTTGCTCTCCTAACTCATAAAGATTATCAGCCTTGAGTTTTTCCATTTCAGCGGCAAACAAATCTTTTTTAGCGTCAATAATATCTTTTCTGCCTTCACTATATGCATTTTGAAACTCGTTTAAACCTTTACCAAGCCATTTAAGATTCTTCCCACCTGATGATTCTAAAATAGCAGCCCCCATTGTTATCAAAGCATTATTTATGTTTTCAAAGTTTAAGTTTTTTATTCTTTGCTTTTCTTTTTCAATGTTTTCTTCCATCAACACGGCTGGATTTTTTATATTTTCACGATAATCTGATTGTGCATCTTCTATTATTTCTTCGTTAGTTTTGCCTTGATTCAAAAGTTTAATTATTTCTTTTTCATTCTGTTTCAATCTTGTTTGTAAATCTGTATACGCTGTGCTGTTAACAAGTGATGTTTCTCTTGCAGCTAAAGCCTGATTTTGTACCTGATTTGCATCTTCTTGTGAAGCAGGTTTTTTACCACTATCTTTCTTGCTGTCTCCTGCTATATCAGTAATGTCTTGAGCTTGTATACTCTCAAGTCCTGTTAATGAGCCAGACTGTCTAGATTTTAAATCTGATGGTGTTTCCATCTTTTTTCGTATACGAGAATCTACCTCTGCTGGAGTAAGGCTTTCAAGTCTCAAATCTTGAGAGCTTCTAATTAGAGCATCTCTTATCTTAGGGTCTTGAATATCGACCCCCTCTTGAATTTGTTTTCTTAACTCAGGATCACTCATAAATTGTGTATCTAAAGTATCTGATTCTCTAATAATCTGTGGTGCTTTTGCTGGATCTATAATAGAGCCTCTTGTATCTGGTCTATCAAGGATTATGTTTCTTATTTCTTGCTCTCGTCTTTGTGACTCTTCTATATCTCTTGGGTCTGAAGCTGTAAATTGTTCATATTTTTCAAACAAAAGACCAGGCAGATTCTTAATAGTTCTTGGCACTGCTTGAACAGATTCTGGAATATATTCATCTATCAAAATATCAAATTCAGATCTTGGTTTAAATGGAGTTCTTGCCTCACCTCCTTCTTGAAAAGCGACTAAACCTCCATCAGCCATCATTTGTGGGGCAGAAGCTGGAGGCTGAGGTGGCATTGAAGGTTGTGGCATTGGTGGTTGAGGAGCATTTATCTGTGGAGGAACTCCCATCTGCATCGCATCTCTACCAGCTAAACTTAAAGCTGCCTGTGGAATGGTGTTTAAACCACTGACATCTTCAACAACTGTTGTTCTAGGTTCTTGGTTTTTTTGTGCTCTCTCTCTCATCCTAGCTCTACGAGTCATTTCAGAAACGACTAGATAAGCTGGATAAGATCCAGTTGGATTTGTTACTTCTTTTTGCAAAAATTGATCTGGAACATCTTTTAACTGCTCGGATAAGGTAACTAAGTTCATGCTTGCGGTCCTGTTAAACTTCTATATAGTCCATACGCAGGCAACCCAGTACCTACGATCTGTTGTAAAGCTGTCTGGGGAGCATCATATATTGCAGTTCCACCACGCAAAGCCGATGTTCCTCTAAGAATGTCTGACATAAATCCTAGTCTAGTGAATGGATCTTCAGTTCTTCGCTCAAACTGTTTTTGCAAATAGTCTAAACGTCTTTGATCTTCTATTTGTTGTTGTCTGGCTATTGCCTCTTGTAATTTAAGTTGCTCAAACTCGGTTGCAGCTTCTTTTCTTGCTATATCTGCGGAAGATACCCCAGCGGCTCTAAGTGCATCTGCACCTCTTAAACCCAATGTTGCCGCAAACTGCCTTGATTGTTCTGCGGCTCTTTGAGTGTCTAATCCGATCATTTGATTTTTTAATGCAGCATCAAATGCCTGTTTTGCACCTAATCCTTGAGTTTCAAGTTGAGAAGCCAAATTTTGAACATTTGCCTGTTGTCTGGCATCCAGATTTTTAAATGCTACTTGTTGTGCTTGTTCAAAAGCTCTTTGTTGACCAGTTGCTTGAATGTCTCCAAGCTGTTGCCCTAACGCCTTTTCTCTCTGTGCTTGTAAGACTGCTTGTCTACCTCCACCCAGAGTGCCTCTTCTGGCGGCTTGTAAATTTTGTAATAGTTGTGATTGTTCTGCGTCCTCTATAGCTTTTCTTTTTTGAACATCAACAACCTGTTGCATATAGGGATTCATATAACGAGAAGACGCAAAGGGATCTACTTGTGCAGCCTGCATTCTTCGGTCTGCCAAAAATGGAGCTTGTATTCTTTCCATTTGAAACTGATAAGGATTATATTGAGATGCTGTTAAAGCTCTTTGACCTGCTGCCTCTGTCATTTGAGCACCAGTTTGAAGACCTCTTGGCAATCTTAAATTAGCAGCTCTTTCTCTTATTTCCCTTTGCCTGACAGTGGGATCAGCAAAAACTTGTCCTTGAAATTGTGGAGTTGGCTGAGCAACTAACGCTTCCGACCTGCCAAGAAGCCTCTCCATGTATGGTTTAGCATACTCAGGAACAGTAATGTTTGATACTTGACTAGGTGCTCCGCCTCCGCCTTTTGACATAATTATCCTTCATCTAATGGTAACTCAAAAGTATCCCACAAAAACTTATGTCCTTGGTGTTTAAACACCTTTGTCCAGCCTTTTCTGCCTACAGCCTCTAATCCTTGGCATCCGTTATCTTTTGCCCAGTTTCTGAGCATTTGTAACATAGGATCTTTCCATGTGGAAAACTCCTTACCGCCACAAAAAGCCAAACATAGATAAGTTTTTTTGGGATAAACTATCACGTTTGTTATAACAGCACCTTTTATCTCTTCTTCATCGAATGCGATCCAAAGGAGATGACCGAACTCGCAAACAGCTAAATATAAATCTTCTACTTCGTATCTTCCGTGAGTGTATTCTGTTGCCTTTTTTAAATAACCTTCAACTTGTTTCCAGCACGAATTAATATATTCTCTAGGAACATACGAAACTTGTATCATGCAGGCATAAGAGCAGCTATATCAACCTCTGGTGCTTGTTTCTTTGTGCCTGTTCTTTCTTTTCTAATTCTATCCATCATTCCATGTAATCTTTTTGCTCCTGCATCTGATGATCCGTTACCTAAACCAGATACTACATCAGCAGGAACTACAAATTCTCCATCTGATAATCTTGCCTCTTGACCGCCTTGTATTTTAGCATCTATAGAATCACTCATGCCATCGCCTTTGCCAGACAAATATCTTCCTCCACCTTGCATACGCACTTGACTTGCTAAACCTGGTATTATGCCGCCTTGTCTAGCCTGATACGGCTCTAGCTCTGTAAATGTTCCTGTACCATAATCAAAGTCAAAAGGTCTAATCATGGCTGGGTCAGACTGTGGCATATCCATTTCTGTTTCCAATGTCGGTGTAAGAGCAGTCAATCCTGACATTGCCAAACTACCACCACCCCCAGCCGCTTGCAGTGCCACAGGATCACCTAATGCACTAACACCTCTTCCAATAGAAGCCGCTCTTTCTCCTGCTGTGCCTAATGCTTGATACCCTGTTTTTGCTGCTTCAGGAGTTGCAATTGTCTTTCCTGCTGCAATAGGAGTTCCTGCGTCTACAGCAGTAGCTCCTATTTGTCCTGCTTGACCTAATCCTTCAGTAATACCTGCTCCGCCATAAGCCCCTAATCCAGCAGTTATGCCTTTTCCTATGTCTTTTGTGGCAATCGCTGTTCCTAACCCCGTTATCAAACCTGCTTTTAAAGCTGTTAGACCTAATCCTGTTTGTAATCCTGCTCCTATTAATGCTGGTAAAAAAGGTAACATTTTTCTTTCCTATGATATTGTTACTGTAACACTACCTACTGACACTGTGGCACTTTCACCTAACACACCTGTATCTTGTGGTAATAATATTTTAACGCTTCTTTTGTCTCTATACAAACTAAAAGGTGGTAAACCCACTGGTGTTTCTGTTAAATCTGTTAAAACCAATCCTTCTAAGTGCAATGGATTCTGAGAATCCAATTGTGAAAAGTAAATTCCTAAAACTCTTATTAACTGATTAAAATACTCTCTATCATATTCCTGTGGTGCTAAAGGAAGTGGAGGAGAGCGAAATGAACGCATTGCCATTATCTGCTCCCATCTGGTTTTCCGTCCAATCTCGGAGTGCCTAACTTCCAAGTAGTCCCTAAATTATCGGATGATATTTTAAATCCTATCTGTCTTGCTCTGGCTCTCATAAATACCTGCTCTGTATATACATTTACATCCGTTTCTATAACTCTTTGATCTGCCTCGTTAGTTCTGCTTGCATTGCCAGGAAAATTTCTTGGTTTCACTGTTAGTTTCACTGTTGGGTCATCAGCGTCAGATCCAGTAAAATCTACGTCAGGTATTATTCTTCTTACTAAAGTAAACTTGTTTCCGTCTGCAATATCAAAATCAGAAGAGGTTATAAAAGATGTCATGGCAGAACCATCAGAATCATTTGTTACCTCATGGTCAAATAGATTATTTTCCCCAACTGCCTGTGGGTACTGACGCAGATTTGCATCTAGCCAAGCAGACCTGTTTAAACTTCCATAAAACCAAATGTTGTCTTTGTAGTTGTATGTAATATAAGAATCGTTTATCTCACTAGAGCTTGAAGGATAAAACCACCATATTTCATTTCTAGATTCTACTGTTCCTGCATACACATATTGCAGTGCATTGTAATTTATATTTTTAAAAACATGGTCTCTTAATGGGCATGGCAATGTGTTGACTCTTCCGTCATAAACATAAAATTTATCTGTTCCCATCCAGTAAGTGACATTACTTGCACCTGCTACACTTCTTGCACTTGATATAGAAATATTAGATTCTAGCTCGTTTAAACCGAAAACATCAGTAGTTCCTAGAAACTGTAGTGTATGCAAAGACATATCAGTGAACACAAGTATTTCTTGTCTTGTTCTAAAAGCTGTAACTATTCTAGAGCCACTACTGACTCGTAAAAATCCAGCACTCGTAAGAGATGTCGGTGTAAAGTTCTCAGGTTCGTTTTGATTAGCAAACCTAATTAATAAAGGATCAAAATCTCCACCACCAAAAGGTGTTGCTCCAAAAGCTAATAGATGTCTGTCCGTTTGAGAAACCATAATCTGCCCCACCTCTGAAGGCACATCTGATGCGTTAGATCTGCTTGCTAAAAGGACTGCTCTAGTCTCCAACACACTTTCTGGGTCTGCGGTACTGCCTCTTTCCCAATAGTATATAGCCCCTTTGCCGTCAGTGTTGACGTTCATTATTAAATCATTGTCAAAATTATCAAAAAACCATACTGTCAAAGGAGAAACAAAAGGTTGTAAAGATCCAGAACCCCAAGCTAACCTACCCCAAGTAGAGGTGTTCCAACCATAACCAAGTTTTACTGTTCCGTTACCTGCGTTAATTTCATAGCTTCCTACAGTAGAGCCACCGCCATTACCACTATCACTGCTGGTTGCAAAAACTTCCTCCCCACTGGTATTTTTAGCGGTAAATGAAAATGTGTTGTCATTTATTTTAGTTACTTGATAATTTTGATTTAAAACTGAGGCTGTGATGTTTCCTCCAAGAGTCGCTGCACCAGAAAAGGTGACAAAATCTCCTGTTGCCGCACCATGAGAAGAATCTGTAGCAACTATAGATGAAGAGCCATTACTAGCAGCAAACGTTACATCTCCAGCACTCGTTGTTGAACGTATTGGAGTGACATCATTTAAGTTTTCTCCAACCTCTATAAATACTTTATTGTTTGTACCCAAAGCTAAAAAATTATCATTAAAAGAAGATACCCAACCAAACAAAGCACGACAAGTTCCTGTTATCGTTTGTGGTGTATATTTTTTCCAACCTTTTAACTTTTCTGGATAGCCATCTAAAAAACGCACTTTATCACACTCAAACCAACCTCCCTCATTGGAATAGTTGGTTATGTTTCTATTTACACCTGGTTTGAATTGTAATTTTTGAAGTGCCATATTAATTATTAAATGTAATTATTATTTTAAATTTACCTTGTTCTTCTACACACTCAACGTCTAAATCTTTTAAATGTTCAACAATATCAAGCACCAGCCACTTTATGTCCTCTGGTTGGTATTTTCTACCTTCTAATTCAACAGTAATCTTTGCAACTTGTTTATTACCATTTTTTCTTTGTGTCACGACTCTCATATTAATATGACCAAATAGTTGGACGAGGTCTTGTAGGAGAGTTTTTTAAGATGTCTAAATGTAAGAATCTAGCCCCACCTTTTTGATTTACTCCTATGCCAGAAAATCCTGATAAAAACGCCAAGGATAAAAGTTTAAACGCTTCTCCTCGACTTATTAAAATATCAGCCGCTTGTCCTGTAGTATGTGAACCACCTTTACCTTTCTTTTTTGCCTCTATGGGATGAGTAGGATCTCGGAATCCAGAGCTAATAGTTAAGGGTTTACCATAAGAATCTCGCAACTGGTTTAATTTTGCAATAAACTCTGCGTTCATTTCACACTTACCTGTGTGAGAGCAAACAAACTCACTCTCTTTAAAATACTTTGATTTTGACCAATCCATGCTCATTTTGATTTTCTATTTTTGTTTAAACTTTTTTTAATTACATCAGCTTGTTTTTGATGCATCTTGGATGCTTTCTCAAGTTCTCTGACTAATCTTCTTTTTTGTGCATCTGTTAAATCACTCATATTCTTGGCTCTTTCTTTTCTAATAACTCATTAATCTCGCTAGATTTTTGTTTACTACCTACGGATGATCCAAAATAATATGCCAAAACCATAGTAGTGGCAGAATTTAAAGCACCCAAGACATATACGAGAATATCTTTTGCTCCTGAGTTTATATCGACATCAACAAAAATAATAATTAAAAATAAACCAAAAGACATAGATACTGTGCCTAAAGCAAGTATTGGTGTCACAGTTTTATTTAACCAACTAGCATTTTCACTAGTTGCAATTGCAGTTTCTCGTCTTCTAGCTGAGTCTCTATCAGCATATTCAGCCTCAAGTTTCGCAAGCTCGCCTTTTTGCTCCATGTCTTTAAGCTCTTGCATAGCTTTGGCACGAGCAGCAGGATCAGGGATTAATCTCTCAACTAACTTTTCACCTATTGGTAATAATCCTGTAAGTAGCTGTAACATCTCTAACTCCTATGATTTATAAAACTTTTTCATTAAGGTACAACCGCCTTCCTTTGTTTCTCTTATAACCCAAGTAAAAGCATCATACCCATTTTGACATTGATAAACACACTTACCCTTTTCGTACCAACTTAATCTACAGTAATACTCCTCTATATGTGACTCTGTTAGTGTTGTTAACATAAAAAATATGCTAATCATTTGCTTGCCTCTTGGATCATGTCGATTAAAAAGTAAATCATACTAATCAAGATAGTTACAAGAATGGTTATTGCACCTCCCATTAGTGTATTATAAAAGAAGGCTTTACGTCTTCGTAACTGCTCGTATACTTCTTTTTCTCTTTTGTCCTTGATTGCTCTACGTTGTTTAATAAACTCTCTGTATCCGTTTATCCCTAAATGACATAATGCACCTGTGTAAAACATACTTTTTATCGCAGCCTCTTGTTCTTCAATTTTTTTCTTTGCTATTAACGAATCAAATGCTTCTGATGTGGCTGACTTCTGATAAGTTATTTTTTTAAAAATACTGGGCTTATCTTCTTCTTGCCCCATCCACTCTTGTAAATCTGAAACTGCACCTGCCCACTTTGATAAAGATTTATAAATGTCCTCCGCTTCTTTGCCAGCTTTTACAACCTTCTTGACAACTGAAAATGCCGTATTCGCTGCGGCAAGTGCGGTAAAAGGATCAAGCACAATTAAGTCACCTCCTCCCACCCAACAGAATTATCAGCTTGGTATGCCGATTCATTCCAATTGTAAAATTTTCCATCATCAGGGTATGTTATGGGGCAATCCCACAAACAAGTGCTTTCATTTAATGTCCAACTCGCATAAGGTCTTGGCGGTATAAAAGCATCTCGTACAGAATCATAAGTAAATCCTCTGCCTGCATAATTTTTTCTAAATGGTGTTCCACCTAATTGATGCACACCCCCTAAAGTGTTGTAGCTAGTTTTTTTCCACAAACTATGCCCATGTAAATTAGTTAAAAAATCTATACCTGCTTGTTCAGATTCAGAACCATCAACAGTAACAACATCATTATTTAATACATGAACACCAATCACATTGTTATTCTCATCTAATTTAGCAAAATGTGCCACTTTAATTCTCCAATTTCAAACCAGTCATATCTTCGCTATCCCCAAAATTACCTTTTAAAAAAGTATTAAAACTTAAACTAACCCTAAGATCAGTTTTAATTTTTTCAACTGCATGAGTTAAAGAAGACGGAAATAAAATTAAACTGTTTTCTTCAACCTCTAACCACCAACTATCCGAATTATACAAATTGTAATTATCTGTTGTAAGTTTTATTTGAGCATAACCATCTTTAAAAAAATGAATTTTATCCTTTTTTACATCAGCCTTTACATAAAAAACACCAGATATAAAAGAGTTAGGGTGGGCGTGTTTATGATGAAACTGATCTTTAGTAGTGTAATTAACCCAACTTTGAGTAATATAAGGTTTTATAGTTTTATTCGGTGCATGAACAGAAACAAAGTATTCATGTAAACATTTTTCTATAAAACATTTTAGTTTAAACATTTCTCTTCTTTTTAAAACTTTATCATTAACACTTGTTGTATTACCTGTATTTTCTTTAGTTTTTAGATTTAACAAAAAATTTAATTCTTCTTTTGAAAGCCCCTTATCTAATTTAAAAATAGCTACAGGTGTAGGAAATAGATTATGAACCCTCATATTAGAAAGTTATAGTTCCATCTCCATTAAATACATAAATAAATTTACCCCCAGAAGTGCTGGCTGTAGGAGAACCTGTAGTAGCACTAGCTACTACTGTCGAGCTTAGTATAACTACACCTGACCCACCTGCCCCAGAATTAGCTTCTGCATGAACTGAACCACCTCCACCACCTGTATTAGCTGTTCCGTTAGCTGGTGCTGTTGGCGAACTGTTATTTGTCATAGTAGTTGGAGCGAATCCACCAGCACCACCACCTCCTCCACCTGCACCAGGAATCCCTACAGCCCTATCTTGTGATTGCCCTGCACCACCACCAGCCCTTGTTACTGAAGAACCAGTAATAGAAGAAGCTAAACCATCTCCTCCCTTCATACCACTTTGTGAATCTTTTAATCCCCCAAAAAACCCTGCTTCGCCTGCACCACCTCCACCACCTTGTCTAAAATTACCAGCGTTAGGTCCACGAGATACTACGTCTTGCAATGTCACCCCACCACTGCCAAGTTCTCCACTTGATCCAGCACCTCCATCAAACCCCTGTACTGGGCTGCTTGTTCGTGAACCACCTGCTAATGTGAAAGCTGAAGATATGGCAGACCCACCTCCAGAACCACCTGTGCGACCAGGAAATGTTCCTCCACCTCCACCACCGCCTCCGCCACCTCCAGTAGAAGTAATTGTAGTTATATCAGAACCTGCGATTGAAGAATCTTCACCATCATTTCCTGTAGTATTAAATACTGTTGGACCGCCAGCCCCTACAGTTATAGTATAAGTTATACCTGCACCTAAAACTAAAGCAGTTTCATTAGTGCCTCCACCACCTGTAGTTTCTCCAGAAACAGAATTTCTATACCCTCCAGCACCACCACCTGCACCTCCATGAGAACCTCCAGCACCACCTCCAGCAATACAAAGGTACTCTACCTCTACAGCACCTCCGCCACCTGCAAAGTTAGTCGCAAATAATTGATGTATGCCTGTCATTTTTTACTCCACATTCCCTGTAATAAAACACCCATTAGGAGAGACAAACAACACGCTTGCTACTCCATGAAAAGACAACGTAACCAGTGCAGTAGATGTTTCTGCTCCTGCTACAAAACAAGAGTTCATTTGACCTGCGGAAAAAGTTGTAACAGCACCAGCAGTTTTACCACCAAAAGAACTATTAACCACTGATAATATATCTCCAGAAACAAATGTATCTGCTGGTAAAACTAATACTTGTGTCGAAGATGCCGTGCCTTTGAGTAAAACATAATTACCTACATCAGTAGCAGCAGCAGAACCTATTTGTGTATCTATAGCCCTTGCTTGTGGGACTTGCCTCAAACTACCATCAGCATCAGATACTCCACCAGTCCCTAATAAAGTACCACCCACTGAAGCATTTTTAACAACTCCTAAATTACCTGTGCTGTTTGCTGTGGCGAATGTAAATTCATCTGTTACTGATAAAGTACCTGTGACAGAAGCATTGCCAGTCACGCCCAAAGAAGCACCTGCTGAGATAGCACCTATTACACTAAACGTACCTTTAGCAGAAGCGTTACCTGTCAACCCTAAAGTACCTCCAGCAGAAATAGCACCTATAACACTTAACACACCACCAGCAGAGATATTACCTGTTACACCTAATGTAGCTCCTACAGAAGCTGCTCCTAGTGAACTAATACTTGCACCTGTTATAGCCGCTGCTCTTAATGTGCCTCCAACAGAAGCAGCACCACCAACATCTAAAGTGGTTGCTATGTCCATAGCACTTGCACTACTAATGGCAGAGGTAACTGCCGAGCCATCAGTGTATACTATCGTTGATCCTCCAGCGGGTACTGTTTGCGTATTAAATAGATTTGTGCCTGCGGCTGTTCCGTTTCTCACTGAAACATCTACAGACAAAGTATTATTTATAAGATAACTTTTTTCAACAGTCGGTAAAAGTAAAACATGACCTGCTGTTCCTGTTCCAATTAAGTTTAAACGATAGTTTCTTCCAGCTTGTAAAGAGTTAGAGTCTGTTAACGTTACGGACGCAGTTGGTGCGTCAGCAGCAAAAGTAACGTCAGTTGTTCTTGCGATAGCCTCTTCAAGGGCAGAAAGATTATCATTTGTTACAGTTCCCCACGCTCCAGAGTTTTCCCCTGTTGCCATGAGTTGAATTTTTAAATCTGGTGATGCTGACGAAGCCATAATATTCTCCTATGCTGCTTCTTTAATTATAGTCCAATTAGGTGTTTGATCTGTATTTATCAAACCCCAAACTAAAACTGTTCCTATTTGTCCAGTTCCAGATACACCCGAAACTGGATTTGATACTTCTCCTATTACTGTAGGATTACCAACACCTCCAATAGCACTTACTTGAGTAACTAAAACATCTGGTGCAATGCTTATAGATACCGATCCTACGTTAGCAGTAGATGAAACTCCAGTTACACTTACTCCTACACCAAAATTAACAACTACCGATCCTAAACTTCCTGTAGCTCCTACACCATCAACTGACACCTCTATTACAGGTGCATTCCATCCCCCTCTGCCCCAAGTTCCAGAACTCCAGCCAGAAAAAGTGGTGCTGGAGGGCATTAAGCTATCCTAATTATTGCTGCTGCACTTGTTGCCGCAGGGAATACAATTGTAAAGTCTCCAGCAGAAGCTGTTTTTGTAGCTCCAAAATCAAGCACACAAACAGCAGCATTAGTTATAGTTGAACCAGCATTGTTGCTTGAGAGTGGTGTTCTGTTGTAAATTAAAGCTCCATCTGCCGCAATAGATACATTGTTAAAAGTTAAATCGGATATATCTACAAATCCAGAGGTAGTTCCTGCTGAAACACCTAAAATAGTTAAAGCTGATCCTGCTGAAGTGTAGTTAGTTCCTACTACTTCTCCACCAGCTACAAAAGCTGTTGTTCCAGCACTTAGTGTTGCCCCAGAAGAATATAAAGCAAGTTTAAACGTACTTGCAGCACTAGCTCCCGTTGGGGCAAATCTATGAACCCCCAATAATAATTCTGTCTTGAAAGAGGTACACATTGCTTGTGTGATTGCCATTTTTAACTCCTATTTATCTAATAATTTAATTAACTCAGGATGCCCCATTTGGTTAAATCTATTTGCCAAAGTAACATTATGACTTCTGATAGCCTCGTGCATATATTGAATCAACACTTGTTTTATATTTCGTTTAAACGCTTCCGCTTGCGCTCTTACTGCTGGATGCGAATCACTACTAATTGATATTATTTTATTTAAAGCTCTTTCTGATATTTCTTCTGGTGTAAATCCTCTATTAGAGGTTGTATGAACCTGCACATCTCCACCTAATAAACTTGCTGCTCCGTTACCTATCATTTAACCTGATACCTCGCTTGTTCTGTTCTGTACATATCTTGACGATTTTTACCTTCACTTAGCTGTTTAAGCCCTGTCATAGACTGATTATACTTGTCTGTGTATGTTTTATAAACATCAGGTTCACCTTTCATAAAGATGTGAGCTTCGATCAAAGTTCCGTAAAGCAACACAGAACTATAGTTATCGCCTACCCAAGAAGTGCCTGCTGTAACTATGGACTCTGGGTAATAAAAATAATGTAACTCCATAGAATAATCCTCATCTGGAGTTGGTGCGACTATATATGAATTATCGTCAAACAAAGCGTAATGCGTAGGCTTGCCTGTGCTATTTGAATTAGGAAAAGATTCTCTTATGTAATTAACATCTTTATTCAAAAGATAAGTGTAGTTACTGGATGAGTCTATTACTGCTAAAGAAAAATTTGCAATCCAGTCAGAGGGAACTGATAAATACTGATTCCCAGTGCTAAGGTTTCCAGTTACATTTTTTCTTAAATTTAAAATTTGAATAGCATTATATATTTTTTGTTCAGCTTGTTTAATAAACGTGTTTACCTGTTCATTGCTAGTTAGAGTAATAGAATTACCTGCACTATCCGTAAAGGAGGTGTCAGGAAAATCATTCTCCACATAGCCCTTAACAGTTTCATAAAGCTCAGTGTAGTTCATTATCCATTTCTTCCAGAGAACTTAGTACCCTTTGTTGCAGCCCCAGTTCCTCTAATCTTTACAGTTTGAGTGTTTGGTATATTGTTTGGATAACCAGATGTTTTTGGAACTGGAACTTCAATCGGTGATTTATATATTCCGTTCATTTTTCCTGTTTTCATAACTACTCCTAACTAATTTGAATGGTGACTGTTACACTTCCTAAATTTGTGTTTCCTATTAAACTGTTTCTATATCCAAGATTAAAAGGATCTTGCAATCCTACTGGATTAAAACCATATTGAAAGTTTCTTGCTTTAGACTCTGCAAAAGCATTTAAGTCAGGTCTAGGATTTCTCAAAGCCTGTGGATCATCAATCGGTTTCATTCCAACTTGTAATTGAGGCTGATCCTTTTCAAAACACTCAGGGCAAACTAATATGTTTACCTTTTTTGTTTTGATTGTCAGTTGTTTTAACTTCTTTAACTTATATCTAAATCCGCACCTATCACATTCTGCGATAGCGTGTTTACCAGAGGCAAAACTTCTGCCCATTACACCGCAGAGAAAGAGCTAGTTGGAACTATGCGTATTGATGCTTTTTCTCTGTCCTCTTCTGATGCCAACTTCCATTGGTCTTGATAATCTTGCTTTAAGGCAGCAACTCTTCCCTCTGCTCCTGGTATTTTAGCAGACAAATAGTATGCTAAACCAGCGATTAAACAGTTATAAAACCGAAAAGGTATAGCTGGTGTGTTGACTCCATTGCCTGAGTCATCAATCCTTTTAAGTCTCCAATAGACAAAAGTGTAAGTTGTGGCTGCATCAGGGGCTGGATATAAATTTATTACAGGGGGCAAAACTCCTGTGGGAGTAGTAGCCCCAGATCTTCTGTCAATGTAAACCTGTATAGGTCTTCCAGTGGCGTTTTTGTTAGGTATTGTTGCGTAAGTTGAAACGCTTATTCTAGTAACACTTAGATCTTGTTGTTCACTTCCAGTT